GCGTGTGTTATGGAGTACGAACAAAACAAGAACACACAAAAGAAACACAATCAACAAATATTAATAAGGAATAAGAACGGTTGGCGCGGGTATTGTATCTGAGACACAATCTATAGCATGTAAAAATGCAACAATGTGTTGCAAAAATGCCACTATACCCGCTAAACTGGTCGCAGGTCGCAATATATATATATTGGGACTTTGAGTTACAGACACACAGACAGACAACACTATGAAAAACAAGAAACCTAAAATAGATAAGAACTTAACAACACTTGCATTTGTAGACAAAGAAACTAATAGTCTTGTTATACATGTTCATGGTTTTGAAAACTCTGATATTGCGGAAGCATTTGCTAGTTATATGCTAACAAAGTCTGGCATGAATTATGAAACAAAAGATAACTTATTCGACACCATACCCACAATACACTAATGCACATAGAATTATATACACCTAGACCCCAACAACAAGAACTTCACGACTTGCTAGACCAACATAGATTTGCTGTTCTAAATTGCCACCGAAGATTTGGTAAGACCGTTTGTATTTTAAATCATTTAATAAAAGCAGCTCTCATGCACCCTTTGCAAAACCCAAGGTTCGCATACGTGGCTCCGACTTATAAGCAAGCTAAGAGTATCGCATGGGACTATATTAAACAATTTACTGCTAAGATACCTGGCACAAAATACAATGAGACAGAATTAAGATGCGACCTACCTAATGGTTCCCGTATAACATTGTTATCAAGTGAAAACGCAGAAAGCATAAGAGGTATATTTTTAGACGGGGTGTGTATAGACGAAACCGCTCAAGTAGACCCTAAACTTTGGAATGAAATTTTAAGACCTGCATTATCAGATCGTAAGGGTTTCTGTTACTTCATAGGTACACCCGCTGGCATGCAAAACTTTTTTTACGAAATTTATCAGCATGCTATGAAAGATGAGAAGTGGCTAGCCTTTACAGCACCAGTATCTAAAACTAAAATTATTGACCAGGAAGAATTAGATGCAGCGCTAGCTCAAATGGGTGAAGCTAAATATAAACAAGAATTTGAATGTGATTGGATTGCCAACATAGAAGGTTCTGTATATGGCAATCTGGTCAAGCAAGCGGAAGATAAAGGTAGGATAACTAGCATAGAATACGATCAATCTTTACCAGTAAATACTGCTTGGGACATAGGGGTCGGAGATAGTACCGCTATAATATTTTTTCAACAACTAGGTAACACCGTTAGAATAATTGATTATTATGAAAACAATCGAGAAGGCTTGCCGCACTATATTAACATTATAAAACAAAAAGATTATGTATACGAACATCATTATGCACCGCACGATATTGAAGTTACCGAATTTAGTTCTGGTAAAACAAGGCGCGAGGTAGCATACCAACTAGGTATTAATTTTAAAATTTTACCAAAATTACCGCTCGAAGACGGTATTCATGCTGCTAAAATGATATTTCCTAGAGTCTATATTGATCTTGGAAACTGCCGACCATTGATAGATGCGCTTAGACATTATCATAGAAAGTATAATGAGAAGATGAGAATGTTCTCAAATAAACCAATCCACGACTGGTCGAGCCATGCGAATGATGCTTTTAGATATATGGCAATTGCAATTGATGAGTTGCCAAATCAAGAAAATTTGAATAAAAGATTTCCTAATGCTATTACAGAATATAAAATTTTATAAGGATTAAAATATGGGATTTTTAAAACCAGATATACCTGCTCCACCACCACCTCCAGCGCCAGCTCCCGAGCCGCCAAGTTTTGAGGATGAGGAAAGAGAACAAGAAGCTAGAGAAAAAATGGAAAAAATTATGCGTGCTAGAAAAGGACGAAGATCAACTATTTTGACGGGTCCTGGCGGTCTAGCAGATGAAGATGAAAAAATTAAAAAGAAAACATTACTAGGAGAATAAAATGCCATACGGTTACGGAGCTTCAAAAAATTATGGTGGGTCTACAGCTAGAGAAAGAGGTGCTGCAAGAAATAGAACACAATCTACTTCTACTAAAAAATCTTCTCCCTCTAAAACTTCAACTAGACCTAATCCTCAAACAGATAGTGGAAGCTCAAAAACATCTGTAGTAACTTCAAAACAAATTAAAGAAAGTAAAGAAAAAGTAAATCTAGCTACAGGCAAATCACAATTAGATAATTATGAAGTAGGTAAAGTTCCTGCTTTTATTCCAGGCTCAACTATTTTAAATGCCGCTCAAGATGTAAGACAAAAATCTTTTGAAGCTAATAGAAAATTTTTTAGAGAAAAAGTTTTAACTAGTAAAAATAGAGGTAAGTATGTTGATACTTTAGAAAGTTATTCATCATACATGAAGGCAAGAGGAGCTGGAACAGCAGATGCTTATGGTAATCCAATTGCACAAAGACGAGACGATAGAAGGGTTATAACACAAGTTCAAAAAGCAGCGGTTGCGCAAGCACCTTCTGGACCCACTACAACAGAAGTTAGTCAATCTACTTCAGCTTATGGTGGAGAACGAACAGATGCACAAGAAGCTTTAAGAGTAAAAAAAAGAGGTCGAAAACAAACTATATTAACACAACCAACGGGATTAGGTGGTTCAGAACCATTAATCACAAAAAAGAAATTACTAGGGTAAATTAATTTGGAGGATAAATGCAGATAACACCAAAAGCTAAAATGATCTTAGAGAGATATGCTTCTCTTAGAACTGAAAGACAAAACTGGGAAAGTCATTGGCAGGATGTTGCTGATTATATGTTACCTAGAAAAGCAGATATTACTAAGAACAGAAGTAAAGGGGATAAGAGACACGAATTAATTTTTGATGGTACTGCAACACATGCTCTAGAATTATTAGCTGCATCTTTACATGGAATGTTAACGAATACAGTTTCACCATGGTTTTATTTAAAATATAAAAATGATGAGTTGAACCAAGAAGATGAAGCGATGGAATGGTTAGAAGATTGCACAAGAGTTCTTAACCAGGCTTTTAATAGAAGTAATTTCCAACAAGAAATTTTTGAATTATACCATGACCTTATTGCATTTGGTACAGCAGCTCTATTTATTGCAGATGATGATGAGAATGAATTAAGATTTAAAAATATTCATATCTCAGAAATTTATATAACTGAAAATGAAAAAGGTTTTGTTGATAGCTTAACTCGTAAATTTAAAATGCAAGCTAAAAATATTTACAACGCATTTCCAGGAGTAGACTTACCAGAAGAATTAGCTAAAAAATTTAATAAAGCACCGTATGATAATATTAGTATTATTCATAGTGTTTACCCTTCAACCGAATATACAAACAACAAATATGTATCTTGTTATGTTCACGAAGAATCTGGTTTTTTATTATCAGAAAAAAACTTCAAAGAGTTTCCGTATGCAGTTCCTAGATATTTAAAATCATCGAATGAAACATACGGTAGAAGTCCAGCAATGAACGCATTACCAGATGTGAAGATGTTAAATCTAATGTCTAAAACTTCTATCAAAGCTGCGCAAAAACAAATCGACCCACCACTAATGGTTCCAGATGACGGGTTTATGATGCCTATTAGAACAGTACCAGGAGGATTAAACTATTACAGAGCAGGAACCAGAGAAAGAATTGAACCATTAAATATTGGTGCAAACAATCCTGTGGGTATACAAATGGAAGAACAAAGACGGGATGCGATTAGACAAAACTTCTTTGTTGACCAACTAATCTCTGTTCAAGGACCGCAAATGACCGCGACTGAAGTTATCCAAAGAAATGAAGAAAAGATGAGAATACTTGGTCCCGTGCTTGGTAGACTACAATCAGAATTATTACAGCCATTAATTACAAGATGTTTTAATATTTTACTTAGAAATAAAAAATTTAAAGAAATCCCTGAATTTATTGGCGCTCAAAATATTGAGATTGAATATGTATCACCACTAGCGAAAGCTCAGAAAACTGGTGAACTTAATTCTTTAATGAGAGGTATTGAGATTATGGGTTCTTTACAAAATGTTGCACCTGTATTTGATTACTTAGATACTGATAATTTGGTTGGTCATATTAAAGATGTATTAGGTATTCCTGCTAAAGTTTTAAAATCAAAAGCTGAAGTAGAACAAATCAGAGCTGAACAACAAAATCAAATAGCACAACAACAACAGATGCAGCAAGATATGCAGCAAGCTGAAATTGCTAACAAAGCTGCACCGTTAGCTAAGGTATTAGGTGAATAAAAAAGATATAGCTGAATTAACAAAAACATATCAAAGAGTTTTTAAGTCAGAAGATGGTAAAACCGTTCTAGAAGACTTAGAAAAAAGATGTAACGTGCATCACACATCTTTTTCAACAGACCCGCACGAAACATCTTACAGAGAAGGACAAAGACAAGTTGTTCTTTTTATTAAATCAATCATAAACAAAAACCCTAAAGGAGAAAACCATGAGTAACGAAACACAGGTAGCGGAACCACAAGTTGCGTCTGACAATAATGTTACAGAGTTAAGTAATACACCACCAATAACAGAACAAATTTCTAATTGGAAAGATAGTTTACCAGATGATTTAAAAGCTGAAAAAGCTTTAGAGTCTATACAAGATATACCTGGATTAGCTAAATCTTATATCCATGCACAAAAATTAGTAGGAGCGGATAAAATTCCTGTTCCTAATAAATTTGCAACGGATGAAGATTGGCAAGCAGTTTATAGTAAATTAGGTAGACCCGAAAACCCAGATGCTTATGAATTTAATTTAAAAGAAAATTCTAACATTGATGAAAATGCTCTTAAAGGTTTTAAAGAGACTGCACATAAAAATGGTTTGTTACCTAAACAAGCAGAAGCGATAATGAATTTTTATAACGATATGACGCAAAATTATATTGAAGATTTAAATTCAAAATCTGAACAAGGCAGAAGTAATGCAGAACAAACTCTTAAAAAAGAATGGGGTGCTGCATTTGATAATAAAGTTCAACAAGCAAGTACCATTGCCAACAAATATATCAATGATGACTTTGCACATTTAACTTTATCAGATGGAACCAAAATTGGAGATCATCCAGACTTTATCAAAGCTTTTGCTAATATAGCTAATGATTTAGGTGAAGATAAATTAGTAGCAGCACAAGGACCACAATATATGACACCTGCTGAAATTGATAAACAGATCGCTAGTTTACAACAAGAAGGTTCAGCATACTGGAATAAAAATCATCCAGGTCATGCTTTGGCTGTTCAAGAGGTTCAAGATTTACTTGCTTTGAAACACAACTCAGTATAGTAAATTTGAATAACGGATAATCGAAAGACCCGTTTGGCATTTTGGAAAGACAAAAGACCGAGAGGTTAAAAATTTAGGACGACCCGCAAGGACAATCAACCGATTATTTTAACATTAACACAACACAAAAAAGGAGACATAAATTATGTCAACTCAAATAACTACAGCATTTGTAGAACAATATTCTTCAAATGTTACTATGCTTGCTCAACAAATGGGGAGTAAGTTAAGAGGTGCTGTTGATGTCGAAACGATCAGAGGAAAAAATGGTTTCTTCGATCAAATCGGTGCTACAGCAGCTGTTGCTAGAACAACAAGACACGGCGCAACTCCACAAGTAGATACACCCCACTCTAGAAGACGGGTATCTCTTGCAGATTACGAGTGGGCTGATCTTATTGATGATCTAGACAAAGTAAGAATGTTAATTGACCCAACTTCATCTTATGCAAAAGCTGCGGCTGCTGCTATGGGTAGAAGTATGGATGATGTTATCATTACTGCTTTTGACGCAGATGCAGCTACAGGTGTTGCAGGTGGAAGCACTACAGCTCTACCAGCAGGACAAAAAATTGGTGCAACTGCAGACCAAACTGATGGATTAACAGTAGCGAAACTTTTAGAAGCTAAATACATCTTAGATAATAATGATGTAGACCCTTCATTAAAAAAGTATATCGTTTGTGGTCCAAAACAAATCCAAGACTTGTTAAACACTACAGAAGTAAAAAGCTCTGACTTCAATACAGTTAAAGCTCTTGCTCAAGGTGATATTAACTCGTTTATGGGTTTCCAGTTCATCATGTCTACAAGACTATCTTTCGATGCAACTAATACAGACGATAGAAAAATCTTCGCGTTTACAGAAGATGCTGTAAAACTTGCAATCGGTTCTGACGTAAAAGCTAGAATTGATGAAAGAAATGATAAATCTTATGCTACGCAGGTTTACTATTCTATGGCGATTGGTGCTACTAGAATGGAAGAAGACAAAGTAGTTGAGATTAGATGTAACGAATAATCATTAGCTTGGTGAGGGGAGCAATCCCCTCATCACATTATGAAGACAATAAAAGATTTAAAACCTGTATTACATTTTAAAAAAGAGAATTATGTGTATAGGTATGTTTTAGTAGATAGATTTAAAAATACTGCTAAAATACATTATGGTTTTGATGCAAAACTTGAGAAAACTGAAAAAGAGATTTTTGCATTAGAAAATGATAGAAAGATTAGAAGAAAATATATAATTAAGGAGAATAAAAAAGATGGCTAGTGTAGTAGAAATTTGTAACTCAGCACTAAATCAATTAGGTGCATCAACTATTTTATCTCTAACAGAAAATTCTAAAAATGGCAGACTATGTAATGCAAGATATGATACCGTTAAAGATAGTGTATTAAGAGCGCATCCTTGGAACGCAGCAATCAAAAGACAAACTTTAGCTGCAGATACAGTCAATCCAGATTGGGGTTTTACTAAACAATATACTTTACCTTCTGATTGTTTAAGAGTTTTAACAATACAAAATTATGACTCCAATTATAAAATTGAAGGACGTAAAATTTTAACTAACGATACAAGTGTAAAATTAGTTTATGTTGCAAGAATTACTGACCCTAATGAGATGGATGTTTTATTAAGAGAAAGTATTTCTGCAGCGCTTGCTTCTGATATTGCTTATGCGGTTACTGCTAATGCAACCTTACAACAAAGAATGGCAGAGAAATATCAATTAAAATTATCTGAAGCTAGACATGCGGATGCTGGTGAAGGTTACAATACCGATGCTACCCTAGGTCCAACAGATAATATTTCTTCAGAAGATTTTATAAATAGTAGGTTATAAAATGCCAAAGACACTTGTATCAGTACCAAGTTTTACTGCTGGACAATTATCACCTAGAATGGAAGGTCGTACAGACTTTCAAAAATATTTTTCATCTGGTAAAACAATAAACAATTTTGTGGTTCAACCTCATGGTCCCATTACTAGAAGACCTGGAACTCATTTTGTATCTGAAGTAAAAGATAGTTCTAAAGCTACCAGACTTATTCCATTTTCTTTTTCAACTACTCAAACTTATATTTTAGAATTTGGTAATCAGTATATTCGTTTTTATAAAGATGATGGTCAAATTTCTTCTGGTGGTTCACCTTATGAAATTAGTTCACCATACTTAGAAGCAGAATTGTTTGATATAAAATTTGCGCAATCTGCTGACGTAATGTACCTATGCCACCCAAATCATGCCGTTAGAAAATTATCTCGTACAGGTCATACGTCCTGGACACTAACTACAGTTGATTTTTTAAATGGTCCCTTTCAAGATCATAATACCACTTCTACAACTATGACAACTTCTCATACTGCAGAAGGTGCTTCAACAACACTTACTTTATCATCAACAACAGGTGTTAATTCTGACCAAGGTTTTTTATCTACTGATGTTGGAAGATTAGTTCACATTAAAGATGGTCATGTTAAAATTACAGGATATACGTCTTCAACCTCTGTATCGGGTACCGTACAATCGGTAATATCTTCTGGTTCTGCAACTGATGATTTTGCAATGGGTTGTTTTTCAGACACAACTGGTCATCCAAGATGTGTAACTTTTTTTGAACAACGATTAGTATTTGCAGGAACTACAGATCAACCACAAACATTATTCTTTTCAGTATCTGGTGATTATGAAAATATGGATGATAATTACCATGGAGCTACTACAGATAGTTCTGCAATGATTTATACAATTGCATCTAACCAAGTAAACGCAATTCAATCTATTAAAGCTACAAGAACTTTAATTGTAATGACAACAGGTGGAGAATTTACTGTAACGTCTGGAGGAACTACGGCTCCTATAACTCCTACTAACCTAAATATTAGAAAACAATCTAACTATGGTTCTGCAGGAATAGACGGAATATCAATTGGTAACTCAACTTTGTTTGTTCAAAGAGCTAAAAGAAAAATTAGAGAATTAGCTTATAACTTTGATACAGACGGTTACATAGCGCCAGACCTTACTATCCTTTCAGAAAACATAACTTTATCAGGCATTGTTCAAATGGATTATCAACAAGAACCTTTTAGTATTGTTTGGTGTGTAAGAGTAGATGGAAGTTTAGTAGGCATGACTTACAATAGATTACAAGATGTAGTAGCCTGGCATGAACATGACTTTGGTGGAACTGATGCTAAATGTAAATCAATTGCTGTTATTGATGTTGATACTGATGAAGACCAAGTATGGGTTATAGTTGAAAGAACAATTAATGGTGCTACTAAAAAATATGTTGAATATTTAACACCATATAATTTTAGTTCAGACTTAGAAGAAATACATTTTGTAGATAGTGGATTAACTTATTCTGGTTCTTCAACCAGTACATTAAGTGGATTAGATCACTTAGAAGGTGAAACAGTAAAAATTATCATTAATGGTGCAACACACCCAGATAAGGTAGTCAGTTCTGGTTCTATATCACTAGATATAGCAACTACCGATGCAGTTGTTGGTCTAGGTTATGACTCATTATTAAAAACTATGAGAATAGATGAGGGTGGAGGAATTACTGACCAAACTAAAACAAAAAGAATTTATGATGTAACAGTAAGATTTTTTGAAACAGTAGGTGCTAAGGTAGGACCCAATGAAAATACTTTGGATATTATTCCATTTAGAGATAGTTCAGCTGCCATGACCGCACCTGTTCCTTTGTTTACAGGAGATAAGTCTACCGAGTTTCCGAGCGATTATGGTACAGATGGTTTTGTAGTAGTAAAACAAGATCAACCTTTACCTATGACTGTCTTAGCAATTTACGCAAGATTGGAGCTATACGATACTTAATGGATATAATTCCTTTTAAGTCAGAACACGCAAAATTTATATTAAGCCAACAGCTTAATGCACAAGAACTTTATTTAAAACCAGAGCATAGAAAATATGCTCAGTATTTAGAAAGAGTTGGGATGTCGTTTACAGCGCTTGCAAATCACAAGCCAATAGCGGCAGGCGGCATTTACTTGCTGTGGGATGGTGTAGCCGAAGGGTGGGTTATGGCTACTAAAGATGTTTGGAAATATAGAGTATCTATGGCTAGAAATTTTAAAGAAAAATTTGATATACTTGTTAAAACTTCTAAAGTAAAAAGAATACAAACTAACGTAAAAGCAGATTTTAAACTAGGTCATAAATTTGCTGAATGGTTAGGATTTGAAAAAGAAGGATTAATGAAGTATTACGGTCCAGATGGTTCAAATTATATAAGATATGCGAGGATAATAGTATGAGTTTTTTTGGTGATTTAATTGCAGGTGATGCAGCAGCAAAAGCTTCTAATTACAATGCAGCTTTACTTGATCGAGATGCAAAATTAAAAGAACAACAAGCAGAACAAGGTTATAAAGTATTTGAACAATACGATTTACCACGTTTTGATTATTTTGCTGAAAAACAAAGAGGTGCATTAGAAACTTCTTTTGCAGGAGCAGGAGTAGAATTTTCTGGTTCAGCATATTCTTTAGCATTAGAAAATCAAATTATGGTTGATACTGATAGAGACATGATGCAATACAATGCTGAGATTGCTAGAGACCAAGGAATCAATGATGCAATTATGCAAAGAGCAGAAGCGAATGTTGAACGATATAGAGGTAGAGTTGCTAAAACCGCAAGTTACTTTAGAGCTGCATCTAGTCTTTTAACGGACGCATCAACAGTAGGAGTAATCTAATATGGCAATTAAGATTTATGAAACACAAGTTAAACCTACTTCTGAAATAGCTGCTAGACCTACAACGTCTGGAATGAGAGTTAGCCAGGCGACAGCTGCACAAATAGGAACTGCATTTAAAGGAGCTGCACAAACTGCTACAAAACTTTATGCAGAAATAGAAACTAGAAAATCAGAAAATGAAGTATTAGAAAAATCAAGACAAATATTAGAAGGTAATGATAATTTTGAAGGTTTATCTATGGCAGTTGAAAAAGCTGGCATGATAGATGACCCAGATGAAGCAGTTAAATATTATAATAATGCTTTAACAAAAGCTAAAATTAATGTTGGTGGTAATTTTAAACATAGATTTTCTAAAAAATTATTTGACTCATATTTAAAAAAACAAGAAATTAAAGATGGAATAGTTGTTAGAAAAAACTCTAACAAAGCTTTTATTGTAAAATCTCAAACACTAGAATTAGAAAATATTGAAAAGTTAAAAAAAGATGTTGTCTATGGTGAGACCCAAGAGCTAAAAGATTTAGCATTAAATGATTTAAATAATATTTTAAATTCATCTAAATTTCAAAATCTATTTGGTCCAGACTCAGAAAAAGTAAAAAAAGGTTCTTATGATGATATAGATTTTTATAAAGCAAAAAGAGAAATAGATGTAAACCCAGAAGAAGGTTTAGCTAACGCAATTAAAAATATAAATAATTTAGATACAATAGAAAAACTAAAAGCTTATGCAGGAAAAAATAGACAAACCATAAATGAAACTGCTAAAGAAACTTTAAAGGTTATGGAAGATCAATTGAAAGATTACAGTCTTCCAGATGTAAGTGTTTTAGAAAACATAATTGATGAAGCTGCTTCAACACAAGATAATTCTATTTTAGATAGAGCAAACAAAATTTTATTAAAAGGACAAGTTTTATCTGAATTAAAAACAATGAATTATCAAGAATTATCTAAAGCAAATTCTGCAGCACTTACTGTTAAAGAAGGTGCAGACCCAGATATAGTATTAAAATCTGAAGTTATTAGAGATTTCTATAATGAAATATCAAGCAGTTTAATTAAAGACCCAATTACTACTGCAAAAAATATTGGTGTATTTAACAATGTTACCGCTTTACCTATTACTGATTTATTAAATAATCCCGCACAATCAGATACAGTTGCTAATGCAATGAGTGAAAGAATTATCCAGGCTAAATCTATTTCAGCATTTTATGGAGTTGAAACTAAATATTTTAGTGAAAATGAAAAATCACAATTGACTGATTTTTTTGAAAACAATAGAAATAAAGATCAGTTAGTTAGAGTGTTATCAACAATTAATAAAACATTTGGTCAAGATGCTGGACGTGTCTTTTCAGAAATTGCACCTAAAAATAAATTCTTTGCTTATATAGGTGGGTTATTTAATCAAACTGGTCAGTATGGAGAAGGATTTAAAAAAGCTATTAGTGGTTACGATATTGTTAAAAACAAAAACATTTCACCAGGTATTAAAAAATCTGAAAGCACTTATAAATCTACTGTTGCAAAATATAGAGAAGCTTATCCAAATAATCCAGAAACTTATAATGCCATTATTGAAGCTGCTGAATATATTTATGCTTATGAAATGTATACTAAAGGAGAGACAGATGTAACTTTCAAAAAAAATATTTTTGAAAATGCAATTAATTTAGCTGCTGGTAAAATTGATAATTATGGTGGATTAGATAAATATAATGGTACATTTATTTCTATACCTTCATTTGTAAAACAAGGACAATTTTCAAACATTGTAGAAAGATTAAGACAAGACCCAGAGTTATTTAAACAAGCTATTGGTAATCAAGAAGGTGTTGGAGCATCTATAAGAGATGGTTCTATCAGATCAATTGATATATTTAAAAATAATGAAAACCCAGAATTTGTTGCAGTAGGTAATGGTCGGTATATGATTTCATTAACTAACCATCCGTTCAAAGGTCAACCAAGATATGTAATGACTAAAAATTTTGATTTATTTAAAGGAACTCAACAACCGCTAATCCTAGATTTAAATTTAATAAAATCTAAAATACAGGAGTAATCTATGTCTTTTTTTATAGATGAAGACAAAGCAACTAGAGTTAGTCCAGATGAATATGCAACTGGTAACAAAACTAACTACAATGAAAACCTTGCTGCTGCCTGGAACTATGTAAAGAAAACACAGCTATCTACTTCTGAACAATGGAACCTTATGAATAAATATGGTGAAGTTGTAGATATGGCGCACACCCTAGGTCATACTGATTTAACTAATCCTATGATTGGTGAAGGACAATCATTTGATGAAACTAATTTAGATATTTATACTTCTGAAGATGTAGACCCTCTAGAAAATAGAATAGAGTTGTTTCACGAAAGATTAAATAAAAAATTAGAAGAAGATGTTAATTTAAAAAAACTTTTAAAAGATAAGGGTTTGGATAGCCAAGAAGCTTTACAAAAACAAATAGGGTTTGAAGCACAACAATCATTTGAAAATTTACAAGACATAAGAAGTCGAGCAAGTGGTTATGGTAAGTTTGGTTCATTTGTAGGTCAAGCAGGTGTAGTTGCTGACCCATTTATAGTTGGAACTTTACCTATTGGTTTTGCTTATCAAGTACCTAAAACATTTTTAGCAGCTGCTGGACGTATTGCTATGATTGAAAGTGTATTAGCAGCTACCGCAGAGACTGCTATTCAATATGGTTATGTTGGTGAATATAGAAAACAACTTGGTTTTGAAGACCCAGATTTACAAGTATTTGGTTTAACTCTTTCACCCGAACAACAAAAAATAGCTGCAGCAACATTAGGAGCTGCAATTGGTGGTCCTGCCTTACTGGGTTTATTTAAGGGATTAGGTAAAGGATTTGATTTAACAGGAGATGGTTTAAAAATTATTAGAGATAAATTAGATGAAATACCTACTCATAGATTAAAAAGAATGTATGCAGAAGTAGTTAAGAAAAATCCTAAATTAAAATCAGAGCCTGCAGAAGTTGCTACTAAAACTTCATTAACAGATGATGATAACCCTTTTATTGATAATCCAGCTAGCAATAAAGAATTTGATGAACGTATAGATGAAATGGCAGATGTAGTATTTGCTGATAAGAAACCAAATAAAATACTTGAACAACCAACTGCTGAAGTTGATTTAAAACTTTTAGATGATTATAAAAGTACCGTAAGAACTTTAGACCCAGACGAAATTGAGTTTAGACCTGGTGAATTTCAATACAAAATGGATGGAGACGTATTTGGGGTAAGTGAAAAGTTAAAAGCTGTAGAAGCTTGGGACCAACCCTCAGCAGGTACATTGTTAATTTATGAATTTGCAGATGGTACAAAAGCTGTTGTAGATGGACACCAAAGATTAGGACTTGCAAAAAGATTAAAAGCTAGAGGTCAAGATGTTAAAATTATAGCTCATGTATTTAAAGAAGTAGATAATATCCCTAAAGAAATGATGCTGGTTAAAGGTATGTTAGTTAATCTAAGAAATAATACTGGTTCAGCTTTAGATGCAGCAAGAGTATTAAGAACAACTGGTAAATTAGATTGGGATAAAATTAAAAAAACTTTACCTTTAAAACAAAAATTAATTAGAAATGCTGATGGTTTATCTAAATTATCAGATGATGCTTGGGGTTTATTTTTAAATAAAAGAATAGATGAAGATTTAGCAGCTCGTATTGGTTTAAAAATAGAAAACAAATCAATTCATAATAAATTATTAGCAGCATTATCAACTCGTAAATTTACATCCTTACAAGAAATAGATACTGTATTAGATCAAATTAAAAGAACACCTACTGTAAAATCAGAACAAGAAACTTTATTTGGTAAAGAATTTTTTGAAGAAACATTAATATTTGAAAAAACAGCTTTGATTAAGTATGTAGCTCAAAATTCAAAAAAACTAAAAGATGTATTTAAAACTGTACTTGCGAATGAAAAAGATTTATCTTCCGCTGGTAATGTTTTAAATAAACAAGAAAACTTACAAAGAGGAATAGACAATGAAAAAATCTACGAAAGACTTAGTAACATCGCTACCCAAACAGGAAGACTCTCAGACGACTTCAATGCCGCAGCAGGAATCTTCAAACAGGGTAACAAGTCAGAAGCTAGGAGACTCGCTGAAGAAGCTGTCAGACGAGCAGTTAGAGAAGGCGATTTTGATAGGTTCTCAGCTGGGGGACTTCAACGAACTAATGAAGTTGAAACTCCGTCATCATCAATATCTAAAGAACCGCCAGCAGAAAAAGTCGACATAATAGAAGACTTAAAACACAAAGAAGTATCTAAAAATCCAGAAGTTGTTGAAAAACAAATAGAAGATTTAAATACTAATTTGTTTGGTGAAGACCTACCTACTACTGGTCCTCGAACCGTTTTAAATTTAAATGAAGAAAGATTAATTGACGAAATCAAAAACCTAGAACCTACCATTGCTAATGCAAACAAGTTCTTAGATCATCCTTTGGTTAAACAAAAGTTTGATGAAAATGCTAAATTTTTTAATGACACATCTGTTAGAGCAAATTTTGGTACACCAGAATATTTTAAGACTAGAGACTTTGGTAACTTAGGAGTTGGTTTAGATGAGTTTATAAAAAGAGTTTATGGTACAGGTGCTGCTAAAAAAGAAAGACAACTGACTATTGTAATGGGACCTACTGCATCGGGTAAGTCTACATTTGTTACACAAGAAAAAGATAAGTTAGGAGCAATTGTTGCAGATAGCGATGATATAAAATCATTACTACCAGAATTTCAAAAAGGCGCTAATGCTAACGGTGTTCATGTAGAAAGTAGTATTATTAATTATCAAATTATGAAGATTGCATCTAAAAATGGTGATAATATTATTTATCCAACTACAGGTAGATTTTCAGAAAAATTACAAAAAGTTATTAGTAATGCAGAAAAAGAAGGTTACACAGTAAAAGTAAAACTTATAACAGCAGATGTACCAGAATTATTAATGAGGAACGTAACAAGAACATTTACAAGTAATAGACTTATTGATGGTAGAAAATTAATTACTGATGATGTTGTCAAAGGGATAGAAAACAACTATAATGCGCTTAATGAAAAATACAAAATCGGAAAAATCGACAACTCCAAAAGAAACTTCAGCGGAACTAGCATTAAAGATGGAGAACAACGAGCAGGAGTGGTTTATGAAGACAGCGGACTTGAACTTGGTGTCCGAGGGTACTCAGAAGACATTGTTGCAAAACTCAGTCCCGATGACAAAATCCCAGATCAAACAGTCTTAAATAAAGATACTGGCGAACTAGAAAACACTAACATTACAGTTAAAGAAATCTTGCAACGTGAACAACAAGATGACACGTTCTTACAACGATTAAAGGATTGCACATAATGAGTTACAAACAATGTTTATCAAATGGTTTAAATGAAGGTTTAGTTACTAAAGAACAATACGATGAACAATTAGAGTTCATTGGTATGCAAGAAAGATTTTATAAAGGTCAAGGTATTAATCCTACTGAAGCAAGTATTAAAGCTGCTAAAGATGCTTATGATAATTTTAAAGGTCAAGCATTACTTAAAAAAAGACGTAACCGTTTACAAATGCAAAGACAGGTGGAGATTAGACGTAAACTTACGGAATACAGAAATGCTAAAGGAGAGCCAGATATTAATAAAGCAGCAATCGCTATTTATGCTAGAGATGATATGGCAAACTTTCAATCTTTAGAAAGTGCTATACAAGAAGAAACTGCAATTGTTCAAAGATACTTAGATGAAGTATTAGCAGAGCTTAGAGAAAAACCTTTAGAAAAAGTTGGTTTATTGTTTGGTAAAAAAAATCAAAAAAAACAAACTACAGAAACTAATTTATTAAAAGCTTTATTTAATGAAGATACAAACGATACTGTCGCGATTGAAATGGCTAAGGCTTATAGAAAAGCAAATGATCTAGTAGTTGCTAGACATAATAAATATGGTGGTAACATTGTTGTTAGAGCTGATTACCATTTACCTCAACCGCATGATTGGGTTACTATTAGTAAAGCAGGTAAAGATGCTTGGACAGATTTTATTTTTCCATTACTTAATCGTTCACAAATGATTGACCATACTACTAGCAAAGTATTTGCAAGTGATGAAAGTTTAAGATTAGCTTTAGC